ATGGGATTTTTATTGGATGAGATCATGGATTATAAATGGAAAGAATTAAAGCATGGGCATAGCGAAAAAAGCGCACCAGAGGAGCCTGTGAAAAAGAATGACCACGCAATGGACTGTGTTCGGTATTTAGTTCATGCGGTAGAAGGTTCAAGTAAACCAAAACGCAGAGATAAGTATAGAACACCAAGTTTATTTAGGCGTAAAACCAGTTGGATGGGTATATGAGCGATCTAGCATATTTACACGAAGTATTTCAAGCCATGCAGGGCGGTAACAAAGAGTTCATGCAGGCTGCAAGAGAATCCATGTATTTTTATACGGGTGGGTACGGAACTGGACAATGGGATAGTTCTGATATATCAAAGTTAAGAGCAGAAGGTCGTCCTCCCCTTCAGCTTAACATCATCCTCCCCAAAGTTAATTTGGTCACTGGTATTGAAAGACAAGGCAGAACATCGTACCGTGCCAGACCCGTAGAAATGAATGATGACAATGAAGCAAAGTTAATTACTTCTTTGTTGTATCATGTCGATAAAAGCCAATCCTTACAGAATGTGTTCAGTCGTGTCTTTAAGGACGGTGTAATTACAGGTCGTGGTTGGGTAGATATATCGGTAGAACCAGGTGAATACTTTGATAGTAAGATCCATATTAGAAGAGAATCGTGGGCGAATGTTTTAATGGACCCAGAAGCAACCTCTCCTGATTGTTCTCAGTGGGGAAGATTAGCGAGAACCAAACTCTTATCTATCTCTCAGGCAAAAGAAATGTTCCCAGATGCACTAAGAGATGTAAAGAACGCAGAAGATATACAAGAAACCTTTATGGGTGAAGAATCATTATTAGGGATGCAATTAGGTGACAAGTATAAGAATGTAGACCCTAACTACGGTTTTAAGAGTATGGAAGCCTATAATATGGATGCTCATCGTAAGAAGATCAGAATTATTGAACTCTGGGAAAGAGAATACGAAAAAGAATTTTATTTAGTGAATCCACAAACAGGAAGATTCTCTCAGGAAGGCTTTAAGACCAAGCGGAAAGCAAACCTTGCCATTAAAGATATTATGGAAAGACCTGAGATGGAGGTAGCTCCAGTAGAATTAAGTGTAGTAGCGAAAAGCGTTCCTAAGACCTATGTTACTGTTTTTGCAGGAGCTAGGGTATTACAGGAAAAAACACCGAATCCTTACAAACACAATCAATTCCCATTAGTTCCATTTTTTTATACTTTTGAGGATTATGGGAACACAGTGGAAACATTTGGCTTGGTAGAAAATTTAAAAGACCCTCAAAGAGAGAAGAATAAGCGTAGGTCACAAGCCTTAGATATTATTAATCGCTCTCCAAAGGGTGGTGGTATCTTTACAGGAAATAAGGTCACTGCAGAACAAATGAATAGAGCTTCTGGTAATGGAGAATGGATCGGAATCCCTGGATTTAAGGGCAGAATATCTGATTTTATGACTCAGTGGTCGAATCAGCACACAGCACTTGTACCAACGATTGCTTCTTTTGAACAAAGAAGTGACTTTGATGCAAAGGAAATTAGTGGTGCTACAGACCCAATGATGGGTGTTGCAACCTCTTCGAGTGAGTCAGGTCTAGCAGTACAGACTAGGATTCGTCAGGGAATGAATACCTTAATGGAGCAGATGGAGAACTTAGACACTTGTAAGAAGAATACGCTAGAAATGGCAGTGTCTAATATGCAACAGTATTATTCTGTAGATAAGATACAAAGAATTATTGGAGCTGAATTTGAATCGGTTGAACCTGAAGAACAAATGCAGGTCAATCAGATAATCAGCAAATTTTTGGACAACTTCTCAACGATGGAGTTTGATGTGGTCTTAGATCAAGGTCAAAATACTCCTACGATGAGAGCGTTAATGGCTAACCAAGTTGGGGAATTAGTACGAAATGGGTACGCTAGTTTATTCCCACTTTTTGTAGAACTATCCGACATGGAAGCATCCGATGAGATACTGGAGAAATTTGAGCAGGAACGCCAAGCTCAAGTCCAGTCACAGCAACAACAACAAAAACCCCCACAAATGAGTGGAGAAGGAGTAATGCAATAATGAGTGAATCTAAGTTTCAATTTATTGATGAGGAAAAGGAAATGTCTGGTGAAGAGTATAGCGACTCTGAAGTAGAAGAATCCCCGACTAATAACGAGACTGAGGTTGAAGCAGAATCAACCGAGACCCCAGAAACAGAAGAAGAGCAAAAGCTAAAGATAGGTGACAACGAATTTGATTCCGTTGAAGAGCTTTTGAAATTCGCTGAAGAAAGGGATAAGTCTTATTCTAACCTGCAAAGTCTAAATGGTAGACAGACCAATGAACTAGGTGATCTTCGCAAGATGGTAGAAGAACTAAAGGACTCTATGGAACCTCAACAGGAACCAGAAGCAGTCCCTGAGTTTGATGAATACGATCCTGCAAAGCAAAAAGAGTACATTGAGTTTATGGCTGCTAAAAAAGCACAAGATATGATAGACCAGAGGTTCCAAGCTGAAGAAGCAAAGAAAGCTGAGACAGAATATAATAGTGCTATGGATGCGATGATGAATGATTTCATTGAAAAGCATCCAGAGTTAGACAAGGTAAGTTTAGAAAAGATTGCTGCTTTTGGCGATGAAAGAGGCATCACCTTTATAGAGGATGCCTATAATGTTTGGAACATCCAGAACCAACCCGTTAAGGATGAGGCAAACTCACAGGTAGATAAAGCCAAAAAAGCAACGGAAGCAACAAAGATACCGACCACACTGTCTAATGTTAGTACAGGAAACGAGTCGGACACGGATTATGATAATCTAACACCTGAGCAATGGAGCAATTTATCTGATGATGTTCGCAAAAAAGCCTTAATGGAGGTTACTTCTGGATTTTAATTAGGAGAATAAAATGGCTACAGTTTCTAATGTAGAAAGTCCTTTTAATTCATCTTCTGGTTATGGAATGACATCTCCACGCACTGATGATGTGCCTGGTGGCGTTATGGCTGCAATGATCGACTGCTCTGTGCAAAACATGGGTGCAGGCGATATTTGGGAAGCGATGACAATACCTGCAGGCTCAGTAATTGTTGAAGTTGGTATTTCCATAATAACAGCAGAGGGTGGTACAGCAACTGTTGATATTGGTTTTACTGGCGATAGTCCTGATGGATTTATTGATGGAGCTGATCTTAACGCTGCTGTAGGTATAACCTATAATAGTCTAAATGCAGCAACGGGTGCAGATGCCTTTTCAGGTGGAAGATACCAAGCTGCTGAAGATACTCTTGATGTAAAATTCGTCAATGCGATGGATGCAGGTAAATATGTCGTTTTCTGTAAATACATCTTAACTAACCTTAACTAATAGGAGTCTATAATGGCAGCAAATTGGGCATCAGGCCTACAAGTTTCACGATGGGCGAAAGAACTCCAGAGTGAAGTTGGTAAAGGGGTTTACTTTAGTAAATTCATGGGTGAAGGTCCAGGAAATGCAATTCATGTAAAGCAAACAGAAGATGGCAAAGGTAAAGATGTTACTTTTGGTCTTGTAACTCAGCTTGCAGGAAGTGCAATCACTGGTGATTCATCATTAGAGGGTAACGAGCAATCGCTATCTACCTACTCTAACACAGTTAGTACCAATCAAAAGAGATTGGCTGTGAGAGACACAGGTAAATTCGCAAACTCAAAAGTGCTTTATAATTTCAGAAGCACTGCCCTAGATCTTCTTAAACAGCAATACGCAGAGTTGATAGATGCAGATATTTTTTCTGCTCTTACAGCAACGAGTGGTACTCACGCTTACTGGCGTGCAGATGCTACAACTTCTGTATATGCTTCAAGCGATCCAAAAGCAGCTTTAGCTGCTACGGATAGCATCACCTTAGAGGACATAAGTGCAATGAAAACACTTGCTCAGATAGGTGGTTCAGCTAACTACAGAATGAGACCAATTCGTGTGGACGGTCAAGAATACTATGTCTTGGTCTTACACCCAGAAGTGGCTTACGATCTGTTTACATTAGCAGGTTGGCAGACAGCACAGCGTGAAGCTCAGAATCGTGGTGACAGTAACCCAATATTCACAGGTTCTTTAGGAATCTGGGATGGTGTTGTTGTACACGCTCACGAAGGTGTAAACACTTTCGATAATGGCGGTGGAGCCGCAGTAAAAGGTGCTAGAAACCTTTTCATGGGCGCACAGGCAGCTTGTTTTGCAGAAAACTCTGATATGATGTGGGTCGAAAAGACCTTTGACTATGGAAACCAACTTGGTATTTCCGCAGCAAAGATCTATGGTGTAGACATTAGTGACTACAACAGTAAAGACTACGGAGTGATTCAGTATGTTTCAGCAAGGACTGATCTAAGCTAATCAATAACCTAGAGGGGGATTAACCTCCCCCTCTTTTATTGAATGACTAAGGAATAAAGAATGAGTGTTATACAAAACAAAAGATATATGACATTATCTGAGATCACTACAGAGGTGAGAGATATAACAGGGGTAGATTCTACTTCTGTTGTTTCCGATGCTGTGATACATGATTTGATCAGTGAAGCTCAGTATCAACTTTGTGATGAGGCGAATCTTTTACAAGGTTACGCAACTCGTAATTCTGTTGCAGATACTAGAGAATATCCTATGAAGAATAGTAATTCCGATGAAGTAACAGATTGGACAGCATATCAAGTCAATTTATCTGGTGGTAACACTGCTTCTACTTCATTAGAATTTATGACCAGGATATTCAGAGTAGACTATGATGGGGATATGTGCCAAAGAATTGGTATCAATGAGATTAGTGATATATCAGGTGATGCTTCATTAAGTAATATTACAACCAGTTATGCTTACTACATCCACGATGATAAGTTAGGAATCTTCCCTACTCCTAATGAAGTGAAAGAAATAAAAGTTTATTATTATAGATTGCCACATAAAATGTTTGTGGATGCTACTTGTGATATTTCATCGGGTTCTCCAAATGTTACAATGGATCTAACGACAGATGTTAGAGAAGGGATGATCGTTCAAGGTAGTAATATACCTTTTGATGCACAAATTTCTTCTATTACAAATACCACAACATTTGTTTTAAGTGGTAATGCGACAGGTACTGCAAGTAATCAATCTTTCACATTTGGTAAACCAGAGATAGATGAACGCTATCAAAGAATTTTAATATACTATCCATGTTGGAGAGTATCAGAGAGGTTGAGAGACCTGAATTTAATTTCATATTTTAAAAACGAATGGTTAGAGCAAAAACAAAGAGTAATTATGGAACGACAATCCAGAGATGGTAGTCCCATTCTAACTGTTCCTTACAACGACTTTTAATGCCAAGAAAAAGCATAAGAGACTTTTCAGGTGGTTTAGTCACCTATCAGTCAGAATTGGACCTTGCAGACAATCAGTTCCAATCCTTTGAAAATGTTGTTAATACAAAGCGTGGAAGTGTTAGTAAGGTAGGCACTGTTGCTCAAGCATCAGGAGCTATATCTGGAGGTGTGACATCTAATACTGAGTTTACATCTTACAGAACCGAAAAAGATGGTAGCAATAATGATACTAGCACTCAATGGTGGCTTGCAGCCAATGCATTAGATGTGTATCGTTCAGATGTATCTGGAGGTACTTCTAGTACCTGGGCATCTGTTAATACTTATGTCGTAGGTAGTGAGTGTATTACGCATGGAAACTTTTCTTCAAGTAGTAATTGGGCATTTGGTACTGGTTGGTCTTTTCAGTCAGGTGAGGGTATACCCCCTAATAATACTGGCGGATATACAACAGGTTCAGGCGCAGGTGCATTAACACAAACATCTTCAAATATGACAATCGCTTTAGAAAAGAATAAACTATATAAATTACAATTTACACTTACTGCTGTTGGAGGTGATGGTAAGGCTCAACTCACAATTAAAAATCAAGCATTAACAGAAACTTATGCATTGATTGGAACTTATAATGCAGCAACTCATACTGTGTATTTTTCTCCTCAATCAAGCGCAGGAGGTATTGGTTTTTACGCAGCCACTGATGCAGGGGGTAGTACCAATTCATTTTCTATAGATGATATTACAGTTAAAGAAGCTCCTAAACATGATCTTTTAATTCATAATCAGATATTAAGAATCAGTGATGGTTCTTTTAACAGTAGTAATGATTCTAAGTGGTATGGGCATATTAAGAGAAATTTCTTTGGTGGAGGCATTACTTATGGAACCAGTAGTGATGGATATAAGTTTAGACAACCTTCAATGGCAGTCGCTAAAAATGCTTGGGTTGCAGAAAAAACAGAATTAACTGCACCAATCGTAGTACCTATGAAGTATGCCTTTGATCAAAACAATGATGTTGATGCAGCTAATGAAGTAGGTATTTTTGTTCATTTCCCTGCAGGCTCAGGGAATGATTTAGAATTAATACCTTCAGTAGCAGCAAACACTTTTAATAATAAAGATAGATATACAGTTACATTTATTTATGATTATGTGCAGGAAAGTGAATTAGGTAGAGATGCGAATGGAGATGTAGGTGTCTATGCTCAAAATGCTGTTTCAGGTGGAGGGGAACATTGTCCTGGTATTCAATTAGTGCCTTTTACAAATACTTCTGGAAACTTTACTGGAGGTACTGGATGGAATCAGCGTATTACTGGTATTAATTTATATTGGCAACCTGAAGATGATGTAGATTGGTACTTAGTTACTACTTATGATTGCAATGAAGGTTTTTCAGAAGATCCTAGAGCGAAAGATTCTGCCATAGATACAGTTCTTCGTACTGGTACTACAGAAAAGTCAAACAATGGTTATTGGATTCCTTGCATGGAACCTTATGGTGCTAGTGGGGATTATTATGAAAATATTAATGCTTCTACAGCAAATACATTTACAGAATCTGATGGAGGTGGAAGTTGGGGAACAGCTTTTGCTGCTGATAATATGGTTTTTGTATATCCCGATAATAGTATTACAACTTTAGCAGATGTAGCAGGAAAGCTCAAAGAAACCTCAACAATTATTTGCAACATTAAGTCTGTTAGTAGTTCCACTTTAACAACAGGTACTGTTAGCACTGCAGTATCTTGGAAGAATTGGAGTGGTGAAGGTCACTCTGAAACTCCATTTACCATGTCTAGTGCTAGAGCATTTGCTGCTACAGTTTCTACAGATAAAGTAGCTACTTGGTATATACCCAATGATGGTTTAAAACTTGCTACTTATAATTCACTTACAGGCAGAGCTGCAGAAACAAGATTGAAACCAATTAAATGGAATACTTCAGCAGTAGTTGGAAATAAAGCATTTTACGCTAATATAGATTTTAAGGATGAAAATGATCAAACACTTCGTGAGAAGAATCGCATTGTATTTACTGATAACTTTAAGCTCGATGAGGCAGTGGTGGGAACCAAGTTTGTTGATGTTGGTAAGAATGATGGGGATGAAATAACAGCACTTCATTCTGCACAAGGCAGATTATATGTATTTAAAACAAGAAACATTTATATTTACAGAATACAAAGCGCACAATCCGTAAACTTTATTTTAGAAAGACATATAGCAGGTGTTGGTTGTTTACATAAACACGCTATTACGGAAACGCCTTATGGTTTATGTTTTATGGACCGTAAACAAATCAGTCTATTAAGGGGAACAGAAATCTCTGAATTATCCTTATTAATAAGAGATACTTATCAAACTTTAGGTGAATCAATGCACCAGGGTGATGGAAGTATTATGATTGGTTATGATCCAATATTAAATATGTTGGTATTTAGTTATGCTTTAAATGCTCAAATTATGTATGGTTATAACTTTGATACTCAATCTTGGGTAAAGTTAGATATGTCTAGTATTCCAGGTTCACAAAGCAATATGATCATTAATAACGATCAACGATTACAAACTTATGATACTAACTCTAAACGGGTAGAGAATTTATTTACAGGCTCAGTGGGAGCAGCAAATCTTTTACTAAAAACAAAAAGATATGATTTTGGTTCACCTGAGACATTCAAAAGATTTACAAAACTGCACATTACATTTAAAGCAGGTACTACACCTTATTTTAAGATTTATATAGATGGTAGTGATACATCTGAAGGGCAAAGAGGTTTAGATACCTTTACTACATTAAATACTCATTCAGCAGTATTAAATCATCTTGGTAAGACGATTGAAGTAGAAGTATATGGTATCTCTACTGATTTTCGCATTGATGGTATTGACATTGACTATGATATAGAAGGGAGTAATCCATAATGGAAGAAACCATTCAAACACTTACCGATGGTAAGCAAGATAAAATATTTAACCTTAAACAAGGATTTTTCAGTCCTCAAGAGGGAAAAGACACAGATATTGGAATATGCACGAAAGAAGGGAAGTTTTACTTAGCAGTAAAGCTAAATGAAGAGTGGCATTTCTCAGAAATTAAAAAAGCAAAGGATTTATAATATGGATAATTATCAAATAGTACCTATGTATACAAAAAATGCTATGAAGCGTAATGTAATAGCAGGTTATAAAGTTGTAAATAGAGAAACAGGTGAAACAGTAAAATCCTGGTCCTCAAGATCTGGTGAAGGTGAGGGAGTATTTCGTGGTAGAAGAATTGAAAATGCAAGAAAAAATGCAGAAAAATATCTTCAATCTTTACAAAAAAAACAAAGTCTTGCAGGAGATGAAGCTCAATATAATCCTAAAACTGGATTATATACTACTGCTGATGGAAAATCCTATGAAAGTTTAGAAGAAGCTAGAAGAGCTAATGAAGAATTAAAAAGGCAAGGTTTACTCGATACTGCAAAAGCTGAATCTCAGCAGTCTTTAGCTGAACTTGAGTCTTTAATTAAAGGCTCTGGTGCAAGACAAAAAGCATTAGCAGAAAGAGTTGGTGCTAGACAACAAGGACAACTATTAAGTCAATTAGAACGCTCTATCTTAGGTTCAGGTGGTGATGCTCAAACTTTAGATGCTTTAGTTCCTGAGATTCAAGAACAAGGTGAAAGAAGTTTATTAGATAGAGTTCAAGGTATTGAAGCATCTACACTTGGTAGACTTACTCAGGTCCCACAATTAGAACTAGGAAATATTACTGATATGGCACAACTAGGCCAATCTCAACAAAGAATATCTGATGCTATGACTCAAGCTCTGATGAATGAAGAAACTCAAAGAGCGCAAATACAAGCAACATTAGATAATCAACCAGAATGGTGGGAAAGTATTTTAGGAGCTGCAGGTACAGCTCTTGGATCAGCAACGGGAACATATCTAGGGGGTAAATTATTAGGTACAGGAGCAGCAGCAGGTACAGGAGCAACAGCAGGTACAGGAGCAGCAGCAGGTACAGGAGCTACAACCGCTGCTACAGTCGCTCCTGTAGTCAGTGACATAAGGGTCAAAGAAAACATTAGTCAGGTGGGTTTATTAGATAATGGCTTACCTGTATATCTATTTAATTATAAAGGCAATAAGACACCTCAGATCGGATTAATGGCTCAAGATGTTGAAAAGGTAAATAAAGATGCAGTAGTAGAAATAGATGGTATAAAGCGTGTTTACTACGGAAAGGCAGTGAAATAATGGCTTTTAAATTCAAAGTAAAGAAAAGACCTTCCTTAGCTCAAGCTGCAGCAGGTGGATTTGCTCAAGGTGTAGCAACAGGTATTAACCAAGCAGCACAACTTAGTTTGCAGGATAGGCTTAGAAAGCAAGAAGAAGAAAAGAATCGTCTTAAGAAAGAGCTAGATCTTTTTAATGGTATGGTTAGTGATGTTGAATTAACTCAATCCAATAGAGAAACAATAATGCGTGGTAAAAGGATGATTATTGCTTCTGATGGTAAAACAGGAGCTAGTACAGTTTATTCTTCTATATCACCTGATTTTACTTTTACACCCAGTAAAGAAGAAGAAGCAAGAATTACCAAACAAATTGAATCAGCAGAGAAAAAAGCTATGGCAACTGCAAAAATGGAATTTGATCCTACTACTGATACTTTTAAAGATACTGGTATGGTTGGTAGGCAACCTACTAAGCTAGAAGAAGAACAGAGATTAAAAGAAAGTCAAATCAAACTAGGTCTTAAACCTATTTATAAAGAAGAAGAACAAGAAGGTGATTTTCTTAATACTTATAATGTATTTGCAGATGGTTCAAGAAAACTACTCACTTCTAAATCTAAACCAGTAAAACCACAAAAATTAAAGGTTACAAAAAAAGAAGAAATACAAGAAGGGTTAGATCAAGTTTTTTATGAATATTATGAAGATGGCAGTAAGAAAGAGGTGAGAAGGCAAATTGGTAAATATAAAGAAGATGACTTAATTGGTTTACCTGAAGAAGGAGATGGTATTAATACCAATCAAATGACTTGGTCTAATGTACAAGAAGGAGTTGTAAATATTGCTCCAGGTGATACTATATCTGATCCACAATTAGGTAATCTAAAATTTAAAGGTGGAGACTCTAGTAATTTAGAGAACTATGACTTTATAGGTTTTCCTGAACAATAATGGCTGATAATCAAACAATCTTTTTACAAAGGATTCGTGAAACTAGACCAGACTTAGCGAACCAAAGTGATGAGGCTCTTACCAATATTTTTAAAAATATTAGACCTGATATATTTAAAGTTAAATCAACAGAACCAAAAGTCACTATTACGATAGGTATCGATGACCAAGATAAGTTAAATGCTTTGGGAATGAGTATTCCTATAAAGCAATCTCAACCTCAGTATTCTTTAACTGCTATTAAAGATCCTGAAGTAAAAGATATGAATGAAGGGTTTTTTCAAGGCTTACAAGATGCTTATGCTCAAACACAGGAGAGAGTAGCGTTTTTTAAAGAGAATCCAGAAAGAGCTAAACAGATTAAAGGACAAGCTACAGCATATCAGTTTGAACCACTTCTAAACTATTTAGACCCTAAAGAAGATGAGCCTATAACAAGTAGAGTGGGTAAAGAGTTAATTATGCTTTCAGCAGCAACACCTATTATGGGAATGACTATTGCAGAAGATCCAATTAATGGGATTGCTCAATATGCAGAGTTTCTTTCTGATATAGCAACTAATTGGATTAAGTTAGTAGATCCAGATAAAAGAGATGAAGGTTGGAGTGAGATTAAAAGGTCTCCGTTATTTCACACTCTACCATTATTTAGTGGCGTTAGAAAAGCAAGAAAAGCAGGTAGAATTACACCAAAAAAACAAAAAGAATTAATTAAAGAAATTGAAGTTGATATAAACAACTTTAAAAAAACTGCAGAGCAAATTCTTTTAGAGAATAAAGATTTCTTTAAAGAAATACAAAATATGTCTCGCAGTCAGGTCAAGACTTTAGACTTTAATAAAGAAATTGCAAGAAGTAAAAAAGTCAAGTTACTCCCAGAGCGTAAACCTTCTGAAAAAATATTAAAGATCGATGCAGAGCTTGCAAACTTAAAAGAAACAAAAAAACAACAAGAAAAAAGATTACAAGACCCGAATCTTACTGAAATACAAAGGACTCAAACAGAAAGGTCTCTAGGTCGTGTTAATGAACTTATAGAAGAGAATAGGGTACAAGGTCAGCAATTAGGTTATACAGTAAATACAGATATACTTCCAGATAAGAATATTACTACAGATAAAGGAACGAAGAGAACTGTTGATGTTAATGAATACTTTAACAAAAGAATGGAAGGCAGGGGGTATAATCCTGCTGAGATTGATAGGCTATATAATCAAGTAGTGAACAATGTTATATTGTTGCCAGAGTCCAAAGGCGCACATATTCCTGTTCAGGAGTTTTATGAAAAATCATTTAAGGATATGTCTGGATTTAATGCTAAATCTTGGCAAGACACAAAAAATAAATTAGTCAGAGGCTTTGTAGATATTTCTGGCAATATTAAAAAAGAATTAAGACAATCAGGACCTTTTGGTGAGAAAGCAGCTATGTTGCACGACTTAGCATTAGGGACTAATAATAAAGCATCAATGATCTATGAAGATGCTGCAAAAAGAATTTTTGATGGTTTAAGTAGGCACGAAAGAAAACTACTTGATACTATGATTGAAAGTAGAAGAAAAATTACAATTAAAGAATATAAACCTGATTATAAAATACCTGGTGGATATGAAGGGCATATTGCCTACTTAAAAGAAATTAAAAAATCAGACCCAAGATTATATGATAAATTAAATAAGAGAGCAGATCAATTCTTCTTAGAAGAAAAAATGAACTTGAAAGAATTGTTTGATAATGGATTAATACCAGAAAAGACCTATGAGTTATTAAAAGATAAGGATTACACAAGAACAGAATTTATTCATAAAATAGACCCAGAAATATCTTATATACGAAATGGTCGTAAGATTAATGTTCTTAGCAGTGGGTTAAAGCGTTTAGAGGAAGGGTCTTTAAATACAGTTAATCTTGATCAATCTGTAAAGCTATTTAGAAATATTGCAATGATTCAATCTCGGATTTCTAAGAATAGAGCTAATATTGCTTTTAGAGACATGATAAGAGAAAATCCTAATAATGTAATTGGAATAGAATTAAAGAAAGGTGAAAAAGCACCTAAAGGATATTCACCTGTATCTTATTTTGAAAAGGGACAGAAAAAAGAATTTCATGTAAAAACAGAATTTGCAAATGAATGGGTTACTGCAGATCCATTATTATCTTCTAATGTTGCTAATACTATTAGTTTATTAAGTGGAAATAGAGCTTTAAAGTTTATGGCAACAGGAGCAAATCCTGAATTTGCTTTAGTCAATATGCCGAGAGATATTGGATATGTATATTTAACAACGAGTGAGTATTCTCCTCATCTTCCTAAGTTTGGTATTCAAATGGGTCTTGATCTAGCTTCTGTTGCATCAGATGCAATTATGAAAAAAGGTAGATACAGAGACTATATTATGGAAGGTGGAGGAATGGAATTTCTTACCCATCAAGGTGGCTTTGGAAAATCTTATAAACCAACAGGAAAGATTTCTAATGCTTTTGAAGCATTTCAATCTGCAGCTAGATATTTAGGTGAAACAAGTGAAATATGGACCAGACTTGCTCTAAGGGAAAGAGCATTAAAGAATGGTAAGTCACCTTTAAAGGCTACTTATGAGGCAAGAAATTATTTAGATTTTGCACAAGGTGGTTCTATAGTCAAAGCATTTGATAGTGGCTTACCCTATTTAAACGCCACAGCTCAAGCCACAAGGGGATTGCTCCGTACACCTAAAAACGACCCAAAGGGTTTTGCTACTAAAAGTGCGTGGATAGCAGGCACAGCTTCTAGTTTATGGTTTGCAAACAATGTTGTAAATCCAAAAGCATACTCTGAAATTGATGAAAGAATCAAAAATGATAGTTGGATTATAACTACACCTTATTTTTATACAGATGATCGTAAGAATAAAAGATATTTGTATTTTAAAATTCCTAAAGATACAGGTCAAAAATTAGTTGCTTCAGCTACGGATGCTATGTTAGAAAAGTCTTACTTAGGAAAAGATGCCTCTGATCAGGCAATAGAAGCTATAAAAGACCTTGCTTCTGTAGTTCCTACTCAAGATCCATTACCGCCTATGTTGGATGCTTATATTGGTGGTGCATATAATGTTGATTTCTTTAAGGGTGAACCTATATTTGATGACAGAGGTAGGCCAGTAGAACCAGAGGCAGAATATATTCCAAATCGTACAGGGCAAATGTTTGTAGACTTTGGAGAAAAGGTAGGTGAGTTAGATACAGAAGATAAAGTTCCAAATGCTTTAAAAAGTCCTGCTAAACTTGAATACATGACTAAACAGTTCACTACTCATAGAAATATTTGGACAGATCTAGTTGGTGGTGGATATAAGGCCTTAACCAACCAACAAGATGAAAAAGCAACAGAGGCTCTTACACTTCAAATGCTTAAAGATATACCAGGAATAAGAAGGTTTGTTTCTTTTACAAATCCATATAAGCAAGACAAAGAACTTGAAAGAACTATTATTAAAAAGAACACAGTAGATAAAAAAAGAAGAGAATATGGTGATCAGCTTTTTAAGAAATATCAATCAGGAGAAATGACCAGAACTGAAGTAATACAAGCAATAAAAGATTCAGAGTTTGAAGATAAAAAGAAAATGAAAGATAGATTGATATTTTCATTCAAAATTAAAGATGTAAGAAATCCTGGTTTATTTTATGATGGGAAAGAATTATCACCTAAGATAAGAGCGCAATACTTTTTTGATAAATATAAAAATTTAGAACCTGAAGAAAGAAGTATTTTAATGAAGGAGATGAAATCTATTCCTGGTTTTGCATCAAAAGATTTTAAAAAACGATTTAATTACTTAATAAATCAGTATTTAGAAGAACAAAAGTAGCATAACCCTACCCTCCCCCTTGTACCATAACAAGTATCATTACTAAATTCCTTACAATTATGGTTCGTTCACGGTATTGCCAGTACCTTAGAGCCTTCCACAAACCAAAGGAGAAATCATGGCAAGAACAAACACTTATAGAGACTTTTCTGTTCAGAGAAGTGCTTCCCCTGCAGTAACAGCCTCAGAAAGAGCTGCTGATACTAACGCTTTTGATACTACAAGAGCAATACATTGTAATGAAGATGCAACATACGAAGTTACCTTTCAAGGCGATTCTAGCTCGGTAACAATGGATTTAAAAGAGGGAATCACTTATCCTTTTGCGATCATAAACATTACTAATTCTTCCAGTGCTGCGTTAAGCGCAGGCCAGATAACACTACTGTACTAGATCA